AAACCACTGTGCAAGTGCGGAGTATGGGTGTTCGTCAAACGGAACTGTCATAAGTTTTCTATCGTTAGATCCCCACATAAAGTGTCTTTGATCTGATGATAACTTTATAATGTTTAGTTCAGTTGCTTTAATACCAAAATTCCTTAGTTGTACATTATCGTCATTAACTAACTCTAAGAACAACGCTGGATTTCTTTTAGCGTATAATAGTAAATCTCTTTTAAGTTCCTTAGAACTCATCTCTGATACTTTAGAACCAACCTCTACACGCATAACAGCTTCAGCCATGTCGATGTCTAAGTTTTTAGCAGCGTTCATAGCTTCTAATTCTAACTCTAAAACATCTATCTGATTCTCAGCTACAATTTGAGGTTTATGTTCATAGAATATAGTACCATTGTGTGGGTGTAGTGAAAGCATTTTTTGTAATACTGTTTTCTCTTTCTCAACGAATAATACTCCGTTCCTAAAGATAATATGCTCCAATCTTTGATCACCAGTCATCTCATCAACGAATGGAGTTCTTTGGTTTTGACAGTACTTTAACTCTCTTTCGTAACCCTTCTCTTCGTCAAAAAAGTATATCCCAGCAGATTTAATCATCCTCGATAAAGGTTTTGATCTACCTTTTAGGAAATATGTTCTATCTTTTATTTCCCACTTTGGTTTAGTGGGTTTAATAGGTTTTTTTGGAACCTCTACTTTAGGTGTCTTAATAACTGATTGTTCCATTACTTCAACCACCCCTTGTTCTACTACAGTTTCTTTCACTGTAGCTTTTTTTGTTTGCTTTTTAGCCATGATATAATATAATAAAAATTAAAAAAAATAAGGTGGGGCCGAAGCCCCATCCTATATTACTTCATTAACATGAAGTTGTTTGCACCTTGAGTAACCAAACATCTTTCAGAAAGCATGTGGATTTGCATAGCATCTAAAGCAGATGTAGTAGCTCCAACTGAACCAGTAGTCCAAGTCTTCATTTTTCTGTTGTCAGTTTGAGAAGCTCTGTAACGAACATGTAAGAAAGGACGCTTCATGTTCTTTCCTAAGTTTTGATCGTAAACAGATGATGTACCGGCTGGCACAATTACTCCGCGGATAGCTCCAGCAGCATAAGCAGCATTAATACCACCACGAGTAGCTTGATCATTTAAGTATCTAAAGTCAGATTTGTAGAAGTCATAAGAACCTCTTCTGAAACCAGAGAAACCTAAGTTTAAAGCCATATCTTCGTCATTATCAAATACTCCGTAAGAAGTACCACCAGCTCCGTAAGAATTCATAGAAGCAAGCATGTCATCTATAGCTAAAGCAGAAGCTCTATTAACAAATAACATATTCTCTTCAATAGCACCTTGCTTATCAAACTCCGCTAATATAGCGTCAAATTCAGCTAAATCAGTAGCAGCATTAACACCAGAAATACCAGAAGTAACATTACCTCTTTCTTCAATAGCGTTGAACAAACCTTGAGTACCAGTAACTTCACCACCACCAGCGTATAAGTGAGAGTCGGTTAAATCCGCAACACCGCCAGTGTAACCACCTGCAGCACCACCTTTAACACCTTCCAACATAGCCATTTCTAAGTAGTCAGTGAAACGAGCACGAGTATCAGACTCAGCCTTCAAGTACCATAAGTAACCTGATTGACCTTCCTCACCTGAAATCTCAACCCAACCAATACGAGCAGTATCTGAACCAGTTACTTCGTAGTAGTCTTTTAAGATTATTGGTTTGTTTGAGAAAGATTTGAATACAGGCTCGTTAGCACCTCTAGTAGATGAACCATCATAGTTGTCACCTTTCTTGTACTCAGAACCGTATACTAATACAGTAACAGAGTTAGCGCCTTGGTTATCCGTAAACACGTCGTTCAAATCTACAACTCCATAAGGAGCAACTTCAATAACAGCGGTAGCATCAGTTAATGTAACTAAAGCTTTAACTGTACCCTGAGAACTAGCAATAATAACAGTGTCATTCTTACGGATACCGTGACTAGCACCAGCGGCTTGACCATCAATGTCGTTACCAATAGTAATTTGACCACCAGCAACAGTACCAGCATCACCATTAGTGATTTGACCAGTATAAGCTAAGTGTAATCTTCCTTGTTCAGACCATACAACTTCATCCCCTTGCATTGCCTCTTCAGCACCTACTTGGTTTAAGAATCCTGATATAGTTCTCTGTCCGAAAACCTCAGCCTCTTTTTCCATTAGGTCTGGTAAATATTGTTGAGCCCAACCTTGGTTTGCGGTTGAAGCTAAATCTAGGTAGTTAGAAGTAGTTGCCTGTTTTTGAGGTAAGGCTACACTATTTAAACTACCACCTGCAGTAATTGCCATAATTTTTTAATTTAAAGTTTAATTATTTCTTTTTCCTAATTTTGAATTTGAAATCATTTGAATCTTCACCTAACACTCTAACCTTCACACCACCCACGTTTGTTTCACCGTGAGTACCTCTAGGGTTGACGTTAATATTCTTGCCTTTAGCTACAGTGTCTTTGATTGCATCTGCTTTTCCTTGCTCATAAAAATGTTGAGCAACAGCGTCAGCATTCATTGCTGTAAATAAAGACTTGTGATAACCTTTAGCGTCATTCATCTGATTGTTCTTATCCAAAAACTTTTGGACAAAATTATTCAGGTCGCTCTGGTTTGTCTTAACGTCATCTACGTTCTTAACATTAAACCTATACTTTTTATCTCCGACACTGTAATCAAAACCTTTGAACTTGTCATTGAATAAGTTATTAGTTTTCTGTTGAAAAACCTGCTTGTTAGTTTCTGTTAGCTTCTGAGTCTCTTCAGATTCCTTATTGTAACGATTGAAGAAGTTAACAGCTTTCTGTTGCTCTTCAGTGAGCTTGCTTCCAGCTTTAATCTCTTCGTAATATTTAGACTTTTGCCCGTCTAAGTAGGCTTTCGCTTCAGCAACTTGCTCTTTTAAAGCGATTTTCTTTGATCTTATTGTACGCTCATCATCCATATCCTCGTCGAAACCATACTTGTCTTCCAACAAAAAGTTCCTCTCCTCAGCGGATAAATGAGATTTAGTTTTCTTATAGTACTCGTCGAGTATCTCAGAATCATCCAACTTAGTTAGATCTCTGTTTAAACTCACATAGTCGTTTAAATCCCCGCCAGTGTCTTCCATGAAATCAACTAACTTCTGGATATTCTCTGGTAGTGGTTTTCCAGTAGCTTCTGCTTCTGCTATAGCTTCTTCAACTTGCTCTTCTACTTCCTCAACCTCTTCATCAGTAATTTCTTGTAACACAGTATCTTCTACTTCTGCTACAACCTCTGCCTCAGCTTCTCCTAAAACTTCTTCAACTTGCTCTTCGGAAACCTCTACTACTTCCTCTTCCACCTTTTGAACTGGTGGTTTGTTTAAATCTACTTTAATAACGCTATCATCTCCAGCGCTTTTGAAATTTGGTTCGTCTACAATCTCTTCGACTGCAGAACCTTCTTGTTCTTCTGCCATAATAAAATATTATAAAATTAAAAACTATCGGGGATTGAACTTATCTAATCCGAGCCCACCTCCGGTTATATCATTACCTGCGGACTCAAACTTTTTAAGTGATTCACCCCTTTTTATTGCTTGCTGATTTTCAGCTTGTTTGTTTTGACGTTGATCTTTTCTATCCTCCCTCTTTTCATCTCTCTTATCGATGGTTTCATTTTCCATATTTCTAAGTTGAAGGTTTATCTGCAACTCATGGTCCATTAATTCCTTCTTGATTATAGCCTCTTGCTTTAGGTACTCTATCTTTAACTGATTCTTCTCTTGCTCTAACTGAGATTCAATCTGAGCTTTAGCTTGCTCTTTTTGCGTTTCAGCTTGAGCTGCAGCTTGTTGAGCTTGCTGGTTAGCTTGAGATTGAGCTTGGATATTCTCTTGTTGTATCTTCTGATCTCTCTCAAGTTTCTTTTTCCTCTTAATCTTGAGGAGTTGATTAGCTAACTTAACGTTTCTAACGTCCCTCAAGTCTATAGCATCATCTAAGTCTATCAATTTCTGACCTAAAGCTACTTGAATATTATTCTCTAGTATCTGTTTTTCCTCATCATCTGGCATCAACTCTATAAATATACCAAAATCATACAAATGTAATTCATTCATATCTTCAAGTGTACCAACGTTGTGAGCTCCTATGCTCTGTATAAATGCTTCCTTGGTAGGTGAGTACTCTATGATGTCTGAAATTCTCAAAGACAAAGCTTCAGCAGTTTCAGATGTTAATAGTAACATGGATTGTAGGACATGTCTAGTAGCGGTATTAGAGTTTGCGGCTGCTAGTTTTTGTATACCCACTAAAGCATTCTTATCTGGCGTTGACGCGTCTCTAGCTTCGTTAAGCCCGGTGACATCACGAATCATCTGCAGGTAGTAATTGTAAGTTTGTATTAAACTCTGAAGCTTGTTACTACCAGCTCCGTTCTGTATTTGTTGGATTGGTACTTTACCAGGGTTCATGTCTCCCTCAGAAGTAAATGATCTACCTATAACAGAACCTGTTTGGAAGAACATATTTAAAGCTTCTTGCGGTGAATAGTTTGTACCATTACCCAGATCTATTTCAGCTAATCCATCAGCATCTAAATAAACTCCATCTGGAACCATACGAGATAGAACTTGCTGAAGCTTTAAGTGAGTCAACTGAATCATATCAGCGAACCCTGTTATTCTACTGACTATAGATTCTATCTTACCGTTGTACATTCTAGGTGCGACGATGCTGTAGTTCATCTTAACCTTATCAAAGTTAGATTTGCTACGTAACATATTCTCAGCCATCTCCCATTTTAACAACTTGTCAGTACCCAACACTAGTACACCTTCGTATAGGCATTCCATAACTCTTTCGAGCTTAGAGAAGTTACCATCCATATCCATTGGTGGATTGAAGGTATCATCTTTCTCTATAACCTTGTCAGCACCTGATCCAGTTTCTTTTACTTTGTAAGTATTGTTTTTATGTGTTTTATAATTGAAGTATAACACACTGATCTTATTCTTATCACTAGTGTGCTTGTTAGCGAGTCTAGCAGCACTGCTAGTACCTTCCACTATTTCATAAATCTCAGATTCAGAAAGATTAGGAAACTCTTTAACCAATTCGTTGATTGGAATTTCTTTGACTTCTCCAACATAATATATATCTTCAAAGTAAGGAGATTCAGTGTAAGAGTACACTAAATTTGCTGGATCTACATATTGTACCTTAGCTCCTTCACTCCAATCGAATGTTGTCTTGGTAGCACCAATACCTATAGTAGCTAAATCATATATAGTTCTTCTCTTTATAAGATCAAACTTACTACCTTCCATTAATGTGTTAATGGCTTGTTCTTCAGCTAATTCAACAGATTGTTTATAATCGAGTTGCATGTGTAGAGCTAGTTCCTCCTCAGTATCTGGTAGAGTCTCTTTATCATTCTCATAAAGATTCATGTTGAAATTCTTCTGAGCTACATCGTTAAACTCTTTAGACTGCATGTCCCTGAGCATAGATTCCATATACTCAGTTCTCTTGCTTACACCATACGAATCTTGAGAGTAAGCTTTAACATCGTATGTTCGCTGTGCCATACCGTTTACAACAATATCTACGAATTTAGGCACGATAGGTACAGGCTTCCAATCTAGGTTTAAGTAGCTTAAGTCACCATTTATGGATAACTCGTTTTTATACTTTTGTATTGGTTGCTCTCCTCTAGCATACAACCTCAATTTGTGGAAGTTGTTTGTATTACCGTTATATTTAGATGTAGCTCCAGAGAACCACTCATGTTCAATAGCTCTAGCTACTTTCAACCCATATTCTTGGGTCATCTTTTCTAAATCACTAACTGCTTGTGAAGGGAAATTCCTTATC